ACTTTTCTAGTTGTATTACTAGAAGTATCATAAACAGGTATAACTGTTAATACTAAGTTTGCATTTACAGTATCAAGTACTGTTAGTTCTGAGAATTTTTTGGTTGCCATTTAAGCCTCTAATTTAAATCTTCCATCTTCTGTTACTAGTTCAAAACCATCTTCCGTAAGAAGTAATACTGGAATTGGTTCAGCAGGGTTTGTATATTCTTCAGAGAACCCAAATTCATCATCAGGTTCCGCTGTAATTGGAGATGGTGTTGTTTTTATTTCTGTAACAACAGCATTTACTGATTGTATATTGTTTGACGGATCTTGAGATATGATAATATTTGTATTTGCTTGACGAATATATTTGCCTGTATTAAGTGATGGCCAAATATATCCTTTTGCTGTAAAATCTAAATCCCAAGTTATATATCTTGTAGACGAAAAGTCACCTTCGTAATCTGTTGTTGTGTTTACTGAATTTAATATAATAGGTAGATCATATTTTTGATCCATACCAGGTATAAAGTCTACAGTAACATTAAAATCTGGTGTAAAGTATGGTAATATTTGTTCCAATATTTGTGTACCATCTTCTGTATTTCTTACATAAATCGACATTGAAAAATCGAAGTTATATGGTATAGGAACAAATTGTGTATTTAATCTTGTTGAATTATTTGCAGAAAAATTTCTTATTGTAGAAATTTGTTTTCTTCCCGGATCATAACTAATTCCAGTTAACTCGAAAGAAATTCTAGGTATAACTATCGACATACTTTTAATTAAATTAGGATCTGCAAACAATCTTGTTACATATTTTTCTTTAGATCCATAACTTAATGGCACACGAAATCTTTCCTTTTCTTGTGAAAGGTCTTTTGTATAACGAATTAATTGTATGTTGTTAAATAAAGTGCCAAACGCAACAACAACTTTTCGTATTGTTCTATGGTAAAAATGCCTATTCTGTAACATTACGGCTCTCCGAATGGGTTAACTTCAGTAAAATCAATAATAGAATCCGATTCGGTTTCAATCGTATAGTTATCATTTACTTGTTCAAATGCGTTATCTAGTGGTACCATATCGTCAGCTGCTTCATCCATTGTCCAAATTGCATTGCTTGTGTTACCTTTTAATACTGTTCCTGAAACAAAATTTCCTTGAACTTGTACAACATCAACGTATCTTGCAGGATTCCAAGTATGTACTATTGCTTGAGCTGTTGCATTTGCTAAGGTTGCACCTTGATAAATGATTTCACCTCTAGCAAATGTTCCTGTACCTGATACTGGAACCGACAACCTAGTTTTTCTGTAATAGTCAAATGCATCATCATCAATTTCTTGTTTGCCTGTGTTAATAATTTCTTCTGAGAATACGTATTGTTTTAATTTAATTGCATAAACGTATACGTTACCACCACGACCACGACCTAGTGTGTAGTACATAGCTTGGTCATTTTCATGTTCAACAAAAGTAATCTCAAAAAATCCTCTCAGTAAAGGTACATAAATTAAATCACCTTCTCTAGGTCTTGTTGGAGCTTGATTTTCTGTGGCAACGATATCACCGATTCTTGGTCGATTAAAATTTGTTGCGCCAACAGCATATTTGAATCTGCGGCGAGAAACTAATACAGTAATTTCATCTCGTATTTCTAAACCAAATTTAGAAATAAAATCCTGTTCACCGTCCATGCCAGTAATATTTTCAAGATATACTTCTAATGGGTGTGCGGAGATATATTGTTTTAAAGTATCTTCACCAAATAATTTGTCAATACCATTAGGATTCCTAGACGTTCTTGGCATATAATAAACATCCATGCCATAGATACCGAGCGCTTCAATCACCAAATCTTCAACTAAAAGTTGTTCATTGGTGATTTGATCTTGTGGAAACGGCTGAAAATAAAAATTTGTAGCCACGTTTAACCCATTATAAAGTCGCTAGGTAAGACATTGTACTGTTGTAAATCTTCTTCTAATTTAGAAATTTCTTCTATGGCCTCATCAAATATTTCTTTTCCGTTGAGCGTGACACCACCTGGCATTTGTATACCTCCAAACTTTTTCATATTCTCACCCCATTGCCTCTTGATTAAAGCAGTGGCATATTTCTTTAAAAATCTGTCGTCCCAAACATCCGATATGCCTTGCAGAGTTGCAGTAACAGAAGTTACGTTTGCAGTTAATGGTTTAGACAACGAAATTTCTGTTGGTGAATTTATTCTTCGCACTTGTACATTTTGACCATCAGACAAAGTTATGAAATCGTTTTCAACAATTTGTTGGTCAAAAATTGTGTTTGTTCCTACTACAGTATTTGAACTTGTATTGCCAGTTAATGTACCTGATAAAGTAACTGTATCTGGATCCATTTTACGGTAACATTCAATAACCACATATTCACCTACAGATACATCACTCTCCCAATTAATATCCAAAAATACTTTATTCTGATGACGATTAAATCTAAATTGAGGAGTACCTGAGAATAATAGATTCAATGTTCTTATATGTTGCATTGTAATTTCATAAGACACATACGATACAGAAGTAAAATCATAAAGGTCATGCAGTCTAAGTTGGTATCTTAGATCAAACATATTAATTGAGGAATTGGAAGCATCAAAGGGCATAACACCAATAACAAATATTACCGCATCTGGACAATAAATCCAGCGGCGATCTATATCTTCTTGAGTAATTTTATGTTTCATGTACAACTTTTCGCAACCATTAAAATGGTAATCTTGAAAAAATTGTAATGCGTCATCAATACGATCTTCTATTTGATCATCATCGACGTTGATGTTGATTACTGGCCAACCAAGACGGCGTAAACAGTAATCTTTAAATTGAGCTCTAGTTGATGGGGATGCCATAAATTCTCCTTTTACAGAGTATTTATGCCATCTAAAGTTTTAACTAATTAAATTGTGATTGAACCTGAACCGGTAAAAGTATACATTTTATGTGTAACATTACTCGAATAACTTGGAGAACCTGTAGTTGAAGTCGCATTAGCTGTACCAATTGGCATACGTATAATAACTACACCAGAACCTCCTGCTCCAGGTGCTGTTCCGGGTGAACCACTTCCTCCTCCGCCACCTCCGGTATTAGTTGTGCCGGTTATTGCAAGAGTAGATCCAGCCCCTCCATTACCTCCTCCACCTGCGCCGCCTGTTCCTCCTGTACTATTACCACCACCACCACCGCCGCCAGCATAAGATACGGAAGATCCTAATAAAACATAAGTATTTCCTGTGCCGCCGGTGCCTCCCGCAACAGTACTCGTCGCTGCTCCGCCGGCAACACTTGCGCCACCGCCACCACCGCCGCTATCACCTGAACCTGCAGCAGCTGCACCACCATCACGCCCCTGAAATGGATTGTTAGAAGTTCCTATTGCAGCACCACCAGCAGCGGAACCTCTTTGTGCGCCACCACCACCTGAACCGCCAGGTGCACCTGGATTGGTTACACCACCAGAACCTGCTCCACCTCCTATGGCAGTTCTTGTTGTAAAATCAGTACCCGCGATTTGAGAATTTGCACCATTCGTAGATGCACCAACACCACCAAGAGCAATATAAGGTGTTGATCCAGCAGCACCAGCACCACCTACTATAACAGTATATGTTATTCCATTAGTAAGTAAAATCGAAGATTCAAAAATTAATCCACCAGCACCGCCGCCTCCGCCGCCTCCGCCAGCGCGGCCACCGGCGCCGCCACCAGCAACAACTAAAATATCAACTATAGTTGGTGAACCAGGCCATTTATTAGAACTTTTTAAATATTGGGCTTCATTAATACTAGAATAAACTCCAGTACTACTACCAGTAATTGTTCTTTCTACTCCAATGATTCCAAAATTTGACCTAACTCTAGGCATTAACTTATAACCTCATAAGAGACTACACCGTGAACAGTTGAATTTGCTGAACAAGACAATTGTAAAACATCACTTTCTTCCATATAAAATGAAGTATCTTTTGCTACAACAACTAAAGTAGAAGTAGCAGGTATTGAAATAGATCCAGCAATATAATAAGATGTTGGTGAAGCA